ATATATTTTTAATATCATATTTATTATCTTTTAATAAATTAATAATAGTTTAAAGTTAATAAAACAAATTTATCAACATATAAATTTATTAACATATAAATAATTAACATATAAATAATTAACATATAAATAATTAACATATAAATAATTAACTAAGATTATAAAATAAAATAAAACTAAAATGAATGGTATTAATGTTTTACTTAGTATTGTATTTCTTCTAATACTTTCATTTATAGGATTAATAAGAGCGGAAACATTATTTGGAGTATTATTAAATTTCATATTACTTACATTTGTGTCTTATATGACAATCTATTTATTTAGAGCAGATTAATAAAATAAAAATATTAATAAAAATATTAATAAAAATATTAATAAAAATATTAATTAAAATATTAATAAAATATAAAGTAAAATAAATAAAAATATAAATGAATAAATTAACAATTATATTAAATTGTATAATACATATAATATTAGTATTAATATTTGAAGGTATTTTTTTATTTGGAGTTTTATATCCTCTTTTAAATAAATTATCAAATAGATATTTAGCAATTATTAATAATTATATATATTCAATATTATATCCCGATGATTATTATAATTTAAATTATTATATAAATGAAAAACATCATTTTCATTGTTATACAAATGAAAATAAATGCTGTAAAATACATAAATGTAATAATAACTTAATGATTAAACCAGTATATCAAAGTTTATTTATGAAAAAAAATAATGTTGATAATTTGAAAACATTTAACAATGATACTAAAAATACATTGTTTAATAATGGATATACCAAAGAACAAGATTATTTATCTAAACAAAAAAATAAACCATATATGGTTTATTTTATAATTCAAGGATGTTTAGTTATACTTGCTATAATATTAATAGTTATATCTTTCTATATGAACATAAATATTAATTATAAATTTATAATAATTAATTCTATTATAATATTTTTTGTTATATGTATGTATGCTGCGGCAATTTTATGGCTTGATGTATTTTCTCAAGATTATGTTCTTAATATAGAAAAAGGAATATATCAAAGTTTTAATGATGTATTTAATGAAACTGCTTAATATAAAATATAATTAAACTATAAATAAAATATAATTAAATTATAAATAAAATATAATTAAACTATAAATAAACTATAATTAAACTATAAATAAAATATAATTAAATTATAAATAAACTATAAAAATATAAAATATGAATAAAAGCGCCTTTATTTTTAATATTTTACTAGATGTATTTATAGTGTTTACTATATTTTCAATTTATTTTTATATACTTATAAAATTCTTTTTGCATCACTTTGAAGAATATACAATTGTATATTTTTTTAAACATAATTTAAAATATTATGATTATATTATATCTTCTTATAAAAATTCTATGTATTATAAATTAAACCCTAAATTTATACCAAATGCTATAAATAAAAAAATTAAGCAAATTAATGAGAAACCAATAACTACTGATTATAAACTTACAGATTTAATTGTATCAACTACAATTATAGGTTTTGGATTATTACTTGGTATTTATTTTTTATTTGATAGAAAAAATATAATAGAAAATATAAAAGTTAATAATATAGTATTTACAATAATAATTAATTTAGTATTAATAATTAGTTTTGAATGTATGTTTATTTTTTTTGTTTATGGTAATACAAATTTAATAAATATAGGTCATATTATAGGTTTACAAGTAAAAAACTAATATTTTATATATAAGATTTTTATAGATAAATTATTATTCTGGATAAATTAACATTTTTATTAATTTAAAAAAATAATATATAATTTAAATTAATAAATAAGTTTATATAAATTTTATATATTTTAATTATTGTAATTTATATTAAGTATTTATATTAAGTATTTAATTATTTCTATTAATATTTAAAATGTCTACAGAAGAAAATAAAATAACTACTGAAACTAATAGTGATTTAGTTTCAACAACACCTAATGATTTTTCAAAATATGTATTTCACCTTTGGACTTCAAAAACGCCTCCTATTAAATACCTTACTGAACTTCTTAAAGATTTATTAACAGAAGGTAATTTAGAATGTAGTGAAGATGGTATTAAATTACTTTCTATTGATTCTGGAAGAACTGTATTAATTCATTTGAAATTAGATAAATCTAGTTTTGAAGATTATAAATGTGAACAACCTATTGTTTTAGGTGTTAATCTAGAACATTTTTTTAAAATTATAAAAAATATGGAAAATTCTGATACATTAAGATTATTTGTAGAAAAAGATAATATCAATCGTTTAGGTATTGAACGTTATAATAAAGAAGAAAATATTAATAATACTATTTTTCAAAGTTTAATTGATATTCCAGTTCAAAGGCGTGATATACCATCGCCAAGTTTTAAAAGTGTTATTGTTATGTCAAGTTCTCGTTTTCAAAAAATATGTCGCGAAATTAGTCAATTTAGTGAAAAAATAGAAATTACTTGTGTAGGTAATCAATTAATTTTTAAAGGTTGTAATGAATGTTCATCTCAAGAAATTAAAATTAAACCGTGTTCAAATGGAATGTCATTTGAACAAAATAATCCTGATGAAATTGTTCAAGGTGTATTTAAATTAAAACATTTAGTTCAATTTAGTAAATGTTCTAATCTTTCATCTAATATTCGTATTCTTATTCGTAATGATTATCCTATTGTATTACATTGTGATATTGCTGGTTTAGGTTTTGTAAGATTATGTTTAGCACCTAATGCAGAAGAAGATTAAATAAGTTTTACCAAAAGCAGGATTTAGAAAATCCCGCACGCAAATATAGTGCAAATTATTTTTTAATTTTTGTTATATATTTTAGTTAAGTTTTTTCTAAAAACTTAGTTTTGGTTAAGTTTTTTCTAAAAACTTAGTTATAAGTTAATACTTATAAAATAAAATACTAATCCAAATAAAACAGATTGTATAAAGTTTTTTTCAATAAAAGGATATTTATCAAAACATTGTAATAATTTATGAAGTAAATTAGAATTCATTATATAAAATAACATTGAAAATAATAATGCTTTTAAAGCAACATCTTTTATAATGAAATCAAAAGAAGGTGTAATATCATTTTGATAATTTAAATTAGGATTTGTATTAATTGTATTTGACATTATTTATAAGTATAAAATTAGAATAAAATTATCGATTTAGAATAATATATTAATATTAGTTTTAATAGTATTAATAATTAATTAGATAATATATAAATAAAAATATTAAAATTATATTATAAAAAATAAAAATTATAGTATTATAAATTATAGTATTACAAATTATAATATTATAAATTATAATATTAAAACTAAAAACATTGTTTATGTGTAATTTATTTTATACTTTCAATAACTTTATTTTTTAAATCTAGTAAATCAAAAAAATAGTTTAAATGTTTATTAGGGTCTAATTTAGTAACTAAATTTAAACTACCACTTGTTTTTTTTTCTTTACCAAAATTTTTTGTGATTACAAATGTATTATAAATTAGAAAATCAGGAATATCTTTAGGCGGTTTATAATCAAATGATGATTTAGATTCATTACCTAATAATGTTCCTTTTACAGTGCTAAATTTTACAAAATATTCTTTGTTTAAACCAGAATTACAAGCAATATTAGTGCTATATCCATAATATAAACAAGCAATTACACGATTAATAATATCTTCTCTAGTTTTGGGAGGAGTTGTGGGTGCGGATTTGTTTCTTGCTTTAAATTGATTTAATGTAAATAACTCCATATATTCAACTCTACGCATAGCATTTAATTTATCATTTGTATTAGTATATGTTTTTCCACCTTTCATCGTTTTAAAAGTATTTTTATACTTATTTGTAGTCATTATTTTATTATTTAATTTGTTAGTGTTTCGCTTTGTGTTGATTTGTCTGTTAAAGATATTTTTGATGATTTTGTTTCTAAAGGCATTTCTAGAGTTAGTAGATTTAGAGTAAACTCCTCCAACATAGTTATTAGTTTTAGTAAATAAATGGTGCTTTGTTTTGCTATTGTAAAAAGTTGTTTTATTATTTGTTCTAGTTTCATTTTTATTATATAATAAGTTTTTATTATTTAATTTAAATCCTCCATTCATAGTAAATTTACCAATATTTTTAAACTGTTGTAATTTTGAAAATTCTTCTAATTTATATTTTTTAGTTTTTGGATCTTGCTTTGTAATTATTTCTCTTAATTTAATATGAGTTTCTTTAATTTCAAGAAGGAGTTTATTATTTAAATAATTATTTTTTGTAAAAGCAAATGGGTCTTTAGAATTTAAATAATTATTAACTATAATTAATAATGTAATATGGTCGCTTTCACTATAAATTAAATTATTTATAGTTTTATTATAATGTTCAAGTTTTAATTTATCTTTTTTGTCTTCATCTGATAATTCTATAATTATATCACTTAAATTAGATACATTATGTAAAATTGCTCCTAAAATAATAGTATATTCTATACAATTAAAAAAATGACCACAAATAATCATTTTTGCAATTTTAACATCAAATTTATCAAATCCATCACTACATATTAAACCTAAACTAGATAAATCGCCATTAGGGTCTATAAAATCCATTTCTTTAAGATTAGAATACGCTACTTTAACATACTCTTTAAAACGCCCAAAAGGTTCTATCATATTTTTTACGAAGTTTAATGTTTTTTGAATATTATTTTCATTTTCTGTTAATTTAAGTAAGTTTAATAAATTTTTTGTAAAATCCTCTTCTAATATTTTAGGTTGTGTAAATTCATTAAAATTATCAAATTGGTCTTTTGTATATAATTGAATACATTCACCCTCACACGTGCGTCCTGTTCTACCACATCGTTGTCCAATATTTGCTTGTGTAGTATAATTCTTACCATTAACAAAACAATAACGTTTAGCATCAAAAGATTTTGTATAAGCAATACCTGACTCAATAATATATTTTAACTTACCTTTAAATGTAATACTACTTTCAGCCATAGGAGTAGCAATAATAATTTTTCTAGCATAACCTTTTGGTGTAGCCTCTCCAGTAGCATTATCAATTTCTGATTTAGTGTTTTTACTTGATAGTTTATAAACCATAGGTTTATTATCAGCATGAAAAATATTTATATTATTATTAATTTTTTTTATTAATGTTTTAATATCACTTTCACTTGCTAAAAAAATTAAAATATTACCAAGTTTGTCATCGGCATCTTTAGAAGCTTCAATCGTTTTCATAATTTCTAATACTTTATCATAAGCCAAATTACTTACACCTAACGCATTACTAGGACCTTTTTTTGTTTGTAATTTATGAACTACAGGATATGTTGTTCCCGCATCAGGCAATGAATAAATTGAATAATCATAACCGTATCCTATTCTTTTAAAATAATCTTCAAAAATAGAAATATCCATTGTAGCACTCATAAAAATAATTTTAAAATTAGGTCTTTTTTTTAAAATATTTATCACTAAAGAAATTACAGTATCAATATCTAAAGAACGTTCATGAACTTCATCAATAACAATACCACCATAATCTTCTAAATAGGGGTCTGCTCCAGTAATCATTCCTTTAACACTACCATCCGTTGTAAATAATAATTTTGTTGTTTTATCAAAATATTTTTTTTCATCACCGTGTTTATAACCTACTATTTTATAACCTGTAGGAAATTTACCACCATATTCATTAGTTTCATTTTTTTTATCTATTATTGTATCACCTTTATCATTTAAATGAAATAACGGTACATCTAATAAAGTTGAAGCCCATACACCTGCACTTGCGGTAGTTTCTTGACGTGGTGTTGTAACAATAATTTTTTTTTCATAACCAAAATAATGTAGTAATAATTTAGGAATAATAACTGTTTTACCAACACCAGTAGGTAAACTAAGAATTAAAATTTTATTATTATGTATTTTTTTTAATATTTTTATTCTATCTTTATATGCTGTAAATAAAGTCCACCCTTTAGGGTCCTTATTGAATGCGAATTTACTATATATTTTAGAATAAGGTTGGTTTGTTAATGGATTTGGATATTTACCTTCAGGGTCAAATAAACCATCAGGACGTATTTTAAATGTACTCATTTATTATTTGTTTTATTCTATATTTATTATTTGTTTTATACTATATTATAAATATATATAATTATAAAGAAAAATATATAAAAATAAAATTTTTTAAAATAAAATTATTGTGAAAAATCAAATAATTTAGTTAATAAAAAAAATACTTACTATAAAACTAAATATAAATTTAATATTTAGTTTTACAATCAGCACAATAATGCCAACCAGCAAATTGACCTTCAGTTGATTCCATTTTTTTTACTGAATGAATTGCGGGCTCTGTTTTACAGAACATACATAATGTGCCTTCTGGTGGTTTACCAGTGTCTGTCTCATTGCTTCCAAAAACAACGCAATCCGGACTCTTGTTAATACAATCAATGCGATCAATGCAATCAATGCAATCACCGAAATCACAGCAATCAATGCAATCACCTTTTTTCCTAATAACTATTTCAGAAATGTTAATACCAACAGAATTTGTTTGTGGTATAATAGTTCCTTGTGGTAAAAGTTCAGAAATGTTAATACCAACAGAATTTGTTTGTGGTATGGTAATTCCTGATGTTAAAAGTTCCTTAATATTTCCACAACCAGTATCTGGCTTTATCACTTCTGTATAATCAGTCATTATTGTCTCTTGTGGTAAAAGTAGATTATTAAATCCATAATCAATATGTGTGTATATATTTATTATTTCTGTATAATCAGACATTTTTGGTGATATGTTAAAATCCACGAATATAATATTTATATTTTACAATAAAAAAAAACAATTTTTTTATATTTTATACTTTTTACCTAAAATTATTTTAAATTATTTTAAATACTAATTTAATGTGTTTTTTTTACATTTACATTTAATGAATTTTTTTTTCTTATTTGTGTAATATCAACTTCATCTGAATCTTGATTTTGTTCTGTATAATTATTACTATGGTGTTGCCAAAATTCAGGAGCACCCATTTTAAAAGGTTGATGATTATCAGCCTTATACCAATATACCATATCTTCTAATTTATTACTTTTACAGGTATTATCTATGACTAAACATTCATAATTTTCAGTGCATTGATTCATTACTTGACAGAATATTTCAAATGTAGGAAACATACCCGCATAATGTTCATATAAACGTTTGCGATTAGAAACATAATTTTCACGAAGAATAAATACATAATCTACATTACCTCTTAATGCTGGTGGAATACCTAATGAGAACTGCATAGTAATTAAAAATAAGAGTTTAAAGTGCCTACCATTCATAAATATTTGTTTAATAGTTGTATCTTTAATCCAACTAGGGTCATACATTAAATCATCTAGAATTAAATAAGCAAAAGGGTCAATATTACTTCTACCATACATTCCTTCTTGTTGTTTCATTTTACTAACTACTATTTTTTGTCTCTTTACTAAATTTGCTACTATTTCAGGACTAAATTCTTCGTGTATAAAAAGACTAGGCATTAAATCACCATAAAACCTATTAGAACCTTCGGTTGCTGATATAACAGTTCCTATTGGAACATCACGTTTATAATATAATAAATCTTTTACTAAAAAACTCTTACCTGTATTGCGTTTTCCAATCATCACTACAATACTACCATTTCCAATTTTACTCATATCAAATTTTTTTAAATTTAAATTTGCCATTTTTTTATAGTTATTTTAATATAATTAGTTTTTATTAGTTTTTATTAGTTTTTAATAGTTTTATTAATTTTTTATTATATATAATACTAATATTTTAATAGATTGTTTATATAGTATATTAAACGTAAAAATAATTAAAATATAAAAAAATAATTAAGTAAATAACAATTAATTCATTAAATCATCTAAATTTGGTATTGTCATATTTAATGTAATTGTTTCTTTAGGAGTATCATTTTTAGATGTTGTAGAAGGATTATATGTAGAAGGTTTTTTATACGTTGTTGTAGGTTTATATTTACCGCTATTCCTATAATAATTTTGCTCTTTATTTGCTTCACTTAATAATGGATTATTATCATATAACCCTTGTATATTCGTATAAAATTTAGCATCTATATTTTCAGTAAAGACTTTACTCATTTTCTTTTCACACGATAAACAAATACCCTTTTTCTTACGTGGGTTATTAAATTTAACTAATGGAAAGCCACAAGTTTGACATTTAAATATAATTTCTTTTTCTTTTTTTTTAAATATATCTAGACCATACATACATAAATAACAATTACCACATATTAATTCTAAATTAAAACTTGATAAATCATTTTGTATATTATTTTTACGATGCAGAATAAGTTGTATTGGATTATCTATCCATACGTTTTTTACTTTACATTTTTTAGTAGAACAACAATACTCTGTAATAAGTTTATGTTTTAATAATAAACAAATAACTGCTATATCATTTGTAAAAGATGAGTTTTTAATAAGAATTTTTTTAAAATATAAATCTTTAGTATAAAAATCTATTGTTTCTTCATTAAATTCAAAACTTTGCTCTTTTTTTGTTAATTTAATCTCTTTTTTTACGATTTTCTCTGTTTTTTTAGTTTCTTTAGTTTCTTTAGTGTCTTTAGTTTCTTTAGTTTCTTCTACAATAGTTTCTTTTTTTTTAGATGTTTTTACTTGTATCTTTTTAGGTTTAGTTTTACTAATTTTATTACTTGTATTAATATCATTATCACTATTATTATCACTATCATTATCACTATCAACATCGCTATTATTTACACTATTATTTGTTGAAAATAGTGATTCAAATGTTGTTGATATTGATTTAGAATTATTTATAATAGATGTTTTTTCTTCATTATCAGAATTATTACAATTATCATTACTATCACTATCCATATCAATAATTACATTGTTATGTTCATCATCATTATTATCATCATCATCATAACTATAATTATCATAATCAAAATCATCGCTATTATTATCACTATTGTATTCATATTCAAAATCAGACATTTTTAAATTTTATTTTTAACTCTAATATTATTTTTAATTTTATAGTTATTAATTTTTTAAATCAATTTTAATATTAATTAAAAATCAATTTTAATATTAATTAAAAAATAATTAATATAAATATAAAAATAAAAAAAACTATAATTAATATAAACTTAAGACACTATAATTATTATAAAACTAAATCATTATAAGTAATAAACTATAAATAATTATAAAAATGAATATTTTTGAAAATTTATTTAATAAAAAACAAAAAGAAACAGAAACAAAAACTGAAAAGTTAGATAAAGAAATAAATAATTTAAAAATTATAAATGAATTAAGAGAAAATATTGAATTGATTGAAAAACGTAATTTATTTATTGAAACACATAAAACTAAATTGATAATAGAAGCAAAATCAAAATTAAATAATAATGATAAAAAAGGTGCTTTATTAATTTTAAATAAAAAAAAGAAAATTGAAGAAGAAATAAATAAAAATCAAGGTTCGCAATTACTTTTAGAAAATCAATTATCTAATTTAGAGTCAGCAAATCTTAATAAACATATAATAAATTCATTATCAAAAAGTAATAAAGCAATACATACGTTAAATAAAGATTTAAATATTGATAAAATTGAAGAATTAATGGATGATATACAAGAAGAACAAGATAATTATAATACAATACAATCTATTATGGGACAACCATTACAACACATTTATGAAGACGATGAATTAAATAAAGAATTAGAAGAATTAGAAGAATTAGAAGAATTAAAAGAATTAGAAGAATTAGAAGAAGTAGAAGAAGTAGAACAAATAGAAAATAGTGAAGAATTAAAAGAATTAGAAGAAATAGAACAAATAGATAAAAAAGAAAAAAATAAGAAAACTAAGTCTAAGTTATTAATACCATTATAATAAAATAATTAATAAAAAATTGATTTTAAAAATTATATAATTATATAATTAATAAAAAAGAGTATAACTATATACTATATACTATATACTATATACTATATACTATATACTATATACTATATACTATATACTATATACTATATACTATATACTATATACTATATA